TTAATCGTAACCAAGTTGAGCTACATGTCTCATTTCTGCGGTAAGGAGTTCTTGTACACGATATTCATATGCTGCATCGAAACCTTCTTCGGCATATTGGCATCTTTCGTGATTGCCCCATAATCTTTTAAAATAACTATCATAAAGGTATTCAACTACAGAGTCAGGTTCTGCTTTATCAATTAGTTGACCTTTTACCATCCAATTCAAACGGTTGGCTTCTTTACGTACTTCTGGTGAGCACATGGTGGGACCTCCAAATATTAAACAATGTAATATTATTTATGTTATAGGAGATCCCTAAATCAGCAGTGATACCGCTAACATGGTAAAATAATTAATTTATTTTTTAAAAACCATTTGGTACTAATACATAATGAATAAGTAATACGATACCAAGTGAGGCTCCTAGTCCAATCATCATCTTAAAGAAGTCTCTACCAATTAATGGAAACACTGTTTTAAACTTTTGTTTACCAGTAAAGGAAGCAATAGCCAATTCGCGTCCACATAACAAACCAACAAATACCCATGTAGTACTCATAGGAATATCGTTAAGTTCTTTAAAGAAGTATAGAATAACGAAGTAAACTAAATCAATAATTGTAGCACTTCTAACGTAACGAGTGTTATGTTTTTCTAATACGATTTGTTGGATTTTACCTCCACCACTTTTTAACATAATACCAAGTCCACCAACGAACACAACACTAATCATAATCATTAATGATACGTCAAGTTGTCTTGGTAAAAATACAGCGATGTTAGCCATATCATGACTAAGCCAAGTCCACCACAAAAATCCAGTAGTAACCCACTGAGCTACTCGCCACATAACTTTGTGATTATCTTTAACAGGTTTTGCTTCATCTAAAAGCCGGCTTACGACTATCCAAATTACATACGCTGCTACTGCAGCCACTGCATAACCCATCATTGATTTCATTAACATTTTTTCTAATACGAATGTACTAGCAAATGCCGATAAGACTAAGAATGAAGTTGATACTGGAACACCGACTCGTGTTAATGCTAATAGTACTGCCGGCGCCAAAGCGTGGTACCATTGTACTTCTTGGAATGGTATTTTGTTTAGTCGTCCATAACTAATATCTCCGCCATATGTATACCATCCATACCAAATAGCAAATAGCAGTACGGAACTTGCCGCTGCCCACATTGTTGTCCAATGAAATTTCTCGTTGTTTGATGCAATCCAAGTACCGAGAGTTTGTACTGAATCGTTTGCGATAACCGCATAGGCAGCGAATATAAATCCTACTACCATCCATAGAGTGAGTTGGTCCATTTGTTTCTCCTTTGTTTGACAGCTTTACCCTGTCGCTCACATTAAAATGTCGCTATCATATGACTTTACATCATTCTAATAACGACATTATTTATAAGGTACTTTTAATCTTCATCTCCTACCCACAAGTTAATAGATATTAAGTTTTTGTCTCTTTTACTTATTGCATACTCTATATTGAGGTCAGCCAGTGCTTGTCTTAATGCTTCTAATTTAGCGGGTTCTTTAGGTTTTATCCAAGTTTTTGATGGCTCATCATCCATTATAAAGCTTTCTCTAAATCACCGTGGTTACCTTCGTGGCTTGGAGCAGTCCAACCTTCAGGTTTAATCAAATCAGGCAAACCAAATGGATTAGGTCGACCTTCTTTAACTCCAACACTTTTTGCAGTGTTTGCTTCGTAAACTTTATTCCAAGCCATATTTGCATCAACACCAAATACATCAAGTGTACCAATAGCGAAGACGCACATATCAATCAAACCATCAACGATTTCTTCAGGATCTTTGGCTTCAATAGCGTCCATCGTTTCGTCTAGTTCTTCTTTACACATTGATAATCGAAACTTTAGGTATTTGTCCATTAAGTCTTTGTTATCTTTGTTGGCTTCAAACCATTCACGTACGCCAAACTGATTATGCATCATATACATATCGTTAGAAAAGTCACTCATATTATAATCCTTTATTAGTTGATGTTACAATCGTATCACAGTATAGCATATATGTCAACCAATTTTTAAATTTGACAAGTATTCTATTTCATCTTTAAGTTTAAGCTTTTTAACCTTTGCAGCTTTAACATGTTTTTCTGGTGCCTTTTCAGCTTCCAATGCTTCAACCATTTGATGCTGCTTGGCATGTTGTTTAGTAATTAGGTTGAGTCTGTATTCTATATCTTCTTTAGTTTTCATTGTATTTTCCCCCTATACAAAAAAGCTGTCAACAGTGTTTACTTTTTCCGTTGTCCAACCGACAGCATCAAGTATGGCTTCTAACGGACTTAGGAATACTTTTTCAAATTGTTTCTCATAGTCAATATATTTAACCAACTCCATCTCAGGTGGTAATACACCTGGGAATGATATAATGTTTTCTTTGATTGGATTTGGCGTCTTAAGGTATACGAACTTGATTTTATCGCCACCATTAATTTCGTTATAACGTTTTTGCAAGTTGGCTTGTTTCATATAATGATTATATAGAATAGCACCACGTACGTGCATAGGGCAACCTTTTTTGTACAGAGATCCACTCTCGCGATACTTATCAATGTTATCAGTACCAGAGTTTTTAGCAATATCCTCTGCGCCAAGACTAAAGAACTTTTCTTTGAAGTTAGCAATAAAGTCTTGCGTTGCTTCTTCACCGTCGTTCATAATAACCTTAAACGATTTCTTTAACTCTTCACGACATACTTCTGGCGTTGATGAACGTACTGATTCCAAACCAGTTACTGATACCTTAGGCTCATCATAGTGAACACCTTCAGAGTTAAGAGTATTCATAATGTAACGCTTCTTAGCAATGAACACAGACTTATCAGTAATCTTTTCTCGTTTCATACCCATCGCTTGGCGATAAGCACCCATCTTTTTAGCTAGCACATCGTAACCAGCTTCGAGTACTGGTTCAATTTTCATTTGGCAAACTTTATCAAGGAACTCTTCGCCTTTCTTACGATCAACATCGACAGTACCAAAAGCATTCTGAACGATAGGAGCCATATCAACATAGATAGAGTCAGTATCAATATAAACGATATAGTCTTTATCGGTTTTTAATATTTTGTTGAGATAATCATTTACTGATTTCTGAGCCCAACGAATTGATAATTGACCAGATGTAGTAATCGCTTCAGCCATATCGTTAATATAGTACAAGAAGTAAATATTAGCAGTAGCACCATACAAGGAGTTCATAGCAATTTTGATAGCCATTTGAGCATTGTGTAATTGGTTTGCTTCACGTTTCAACCGTTTGATTTCACTTGGTTCAGTTGCATCCTCGAGCTGCTGCTCAACCTTCAACATGTTTTGTTTAATAACTTTACGATTACCATAATATTCATCAATGATAGATGGGATAATACCTTTGAACTCGTTAGTAAAACATGCGCCATTGGCTGCTACTGACATCTTCTTATGTTCAGATTGATACGTACCTTTCAATACCATATCTTGGTTGACGAAATCTCGTTCATCAGGAAGGTATGTTTCTGGTGACATATTATATTGTAGCATAAGGTGTGGATACAGAGAGTTCAAATCAAAAGATACAATCCAAGGATGCATACCAACCTTTGGATCTTTAACATAACCACCAACAAGATCGCCAGCACGTTGCCCAGGACCACCTTTGATTGGTGGTACACGACCATCGAGAATTAGTTTACGATATAAGGTTGTTTCCCAAATACCAACTGTGCCAAACGCATCATTGTAGTTTACACCGCCACCATAAGCAACCGTCATAACCAATTGAAGCAGCGAGGTTTCATCCTCAAACTTTTGAATTAACCACGTATCTTTAAGGTTATAGTCAAGATATAGTTGAGGGTTTTGTTCATACAACGCATTAAGGTTACCATACTCAGAGTAATCTAATTTCTTTTCTCCAAGTACAACATATGCGATATGATCAAGTTTCCACGACTCTTGTGGTCCATACTTATAACCAAACTTTTTGAAACAATCCATATAGTCAACAACTGCAATGCCACTGATCTGATATGTGTTTTGCATTTTGCCAAAGAACTCTCGACCAGATGGACGAAGGCTGCGCCAAGGAGATAAATCCTTTACCCATTCCTCACCAAATAGATTTTTCATACGAGTAATAATGTATTGAATGTCAAAGTACTCTACGTTCCAACCTGTAACAATATCAGGATAGTCATTAATCCATAACTCTTTAAAGCGTTTGAGCAAAGCATGCTCAGTATCAAACTTCATAAAGTGAATGTTGTCTGGATCAATATCAAGTAGAGTTTTAGACTTATCATAATCTTTACGACCAAGTAGGTGGTAGTCAGAAGACTTTGAAGATTTATAAGCGATAGATGTAATTTCTTTATCAGCGAAATCAACATCAGGATAACCGTCCGCGATGTCAACCTCAATATCAAACGATACGATATTGATTTTAGTTGGATCAAATTTAATATCGTTAGGATATTCTTGTTGAATAAACTGTGCAACATAATTTGAACTACCAGCGATAGTCATGCCATACACATCTTTGTAACGCTCAATAAACTCCTTGGCATCTCTCATGCTGTCTTGTTTCATTGGCATCAAAGGTACGTCACCTTGTAGCGAACGGAAATCACTTGGTGCGTTGTCTTTAGTGTTACAATATAATGTAGGCTCAAACTGAACCTTCTTGGCAAACTTTTTACCATTGGCATCATAACCGCGCCAGAGAATGTTTTGGCCGTAACGTTCGACCGACGTATAAAATTTAGACATGTGTATCCTTAAACATAATATAAAATAATACTAACACAGTTTGTTAGCAATGTCAACCTTTTTCTTTCCAAGAATCCATTTCAGTTATAATTTCGTCACCTTCTTTATCATTAGCAATCCCCAGCGCCATAGCTTGAATATCATCAATAAGGTTTTGGCATACTACCTTGTCATATTCCTTATAAGAGATTTCAGCAAATTCATTACGAACTCGATGCAACAAGATTGCTTTCTCTTGCATTACATTTATACGTTTGATTAAATCTTCTATACTATGGCGCATTAGCGACTCCTAAGCTGTTATTTCGCTAAAGTTCTTTACCTTTTTAAAGCGAATATGATTATCAAATTTATCACCAAACTGGTGACCACGGTGTGAGATAACAAAGATGTTATCGTCTGCATTAAGATTATGTAAAGTATCAATCAAACTTTCAATGCCAACACCATCAAGTGCTCCATCTAAAGTTTCGTCAAGCAATAACAAATTAGTTGATACTGAGTTACGAAGTTTGGCAACTGAACGCCAAGCCAACATAATTGCTAGAGTAATTCTAAGCTTTTCACCTTCTGAAAACGAAGCGTATGAAAAGGCATCACGGAAACGAGATTTGATTACTTCATTAAAGTTTTCATCTAATTGGAAGTCAACAAACAAATCAAACGATCCAAGGTACTTATTAATCAACTTATTCATTACAGGTATATATTGTCGAATAATACGAGTCTTAATACCACCATCACGTAACATGGCTTGAACAACAGTAAGTACTTCTTTATTTTCAAACAAATCTTGTTGTTCAACTTCAGTACTCTTAAGTCTATCACTGATCTCTTGTAACTTAGTAGTATCAACAGCTTCAACTTGTTCTTCAGCAGACACTAACTCGTTCTTATATGATACCAACGCATTCTTGGCAACTTTAACAGTGGCTCGTTGATCGCCAATACGTAAGTTAACATCTCGGATCTGGTCTTCTATACCAGAGATAACTTCTAAACGATCTTCATATTCTTTTGATTTAACAGCAAGCTTTTCTAAACCATTTACTAGTTCAGCAACCTTATCATCCTTTTCACTTATAATACCGGCTTTAAACTCATGTTCAATACCTTGCTTACATGTTGGGCAATCATCGTGGTCTTTATAGAAAGATAACTCTTTTTGGTGAGCACGCATTTGACCTTCAATATCTCGACGTAATGATTTAGCTTTTTCAGATTTATTTTTTGTTTCGCCTTTATCACCGATTTCGTTTGCGTAACCTTCGATAACATCTTGTTCCTTATCCATAACTATCTTGGCATCTTCAATTTCTTTGATATGAACAGCCATCTTTTCACGGATCTTTTCAACCTCATCCTCGCGAATTTTACGAATGGATGCGTTATGTTCTTTAGCAGAAGTTAACTTTGATTCCATTAAATCCATCTGATAACTGTTTTCAGTAATTGATTCTTTATTACCAGATACACGATCCTTAAGTAACGTATTCATCGTACTAAACACTTGAATATCTAACAAATCTTCGATGATTTCTCTACGTGAGTGAGCAGGTAATTCCATAAACGGAACATACGTTGCACTACCAAGAATAACGATTTGATTAAAAGATTTATAATTTAGATTAAGAATGTTTTGCTCAAGGTAAGCTTGGTAATCCTTGGCTGCAGCATCTTGGTTTATCATTACGTTATCTTTCCAAATCTCAAATATATTTGGCTTGATACCACGACGTATTAGATAATTAACAGTGCCAACTGAGAACGTAATCTCAACTTGAGCTTCACGCGCATTGATAGTGTTAATTAATTGGTTCTTATTGACTTTACGAAATGCTCTACCATATAAAGCAAAAACGATAGCATCAAGTAACGTAGACTTTCCGCTGCCGTTTGTACCACTGATAAGAGTAGTTCTAAATTGATCCAAGCGTACTTCAGACCAAGAGTTACCTGATGATAGCAGGTTTTTATATTTTATTGTTTTAAATGTTATCTTCATTAAATGCTCTGCGCTTCCAAATATAGTTCATCAATCAATTCTTTAATCTTTTGCTTATTAGATTTCGTATCAATAGATTCAATATAATCATGTAATATATCTTTAGTATCCTTGGTTTCATCAAGTATTTCATCAACGCCAGCATCACCTAAGTTAAGCGAGTCTTCAATCGACTTAACGTCAGTTGCACCAGCATCAGTAAGTTTATTTAAAAACAAATCATATATGTATGGATTAGTTCTATTCTTAACAATAACCTTAATGTACGAGTCTTTAATATTAGTCAAATCTAAATGAGCAATATCCTCAATAGTCATATCAGCATCATCATAGTCAATTTTATGGTAAATACAGAAAGGATTTAAAATCCATTCCAACTCACGCGTTTCAGTATCTAAAATACGGAAGCCACGTTTACCTTGATAATCAGACCATGTCATTTCATATGGAGCACCAAGATAGTTGATGTTACCATATTCAGATGGATGGTGGAAATGACCAGAATAAACTTGTTCATAACTACCAAACAATTCTTTAGTTAGACCATGATCACAAATCGCACCCTTCAGCATTTCAAAACCAATAATATCAAAGTGACCCATACATATATGAGCATTTGATTTACGAATGGCATCCAAACATACTTCAGAATTTGTTTTTGTAATCCATGGTACCATTATAACATTGGTTGACCCAAATGTCAACTCGACAGGTTCATCACGATATATATTGAAATTTGTATACTCTTGGAGCAACAAGTTCATCGAGTTAACTTCATTTGTGTTTGTATAATATACGGAGTGATTACCTACGACTGCATGATATTCAATGTCACGTTTTTGTAGTTCATCAAAGAAAAACTTTTTTGCTCTATCAAGCGTAACATAGTTGATGTATTTACGACGGTCAAATGTATCACCTAGATCCAATACTGTTTTGATGTTATGCTCATCCAAATGTGGAAAGAACACTTCATTAAAAAACTTTTCTTGATGATCTAGGAATACTTTAGAATCGCCACGCACACCAAGATGCATGTCTGTAATTATAGCGACCTTCACTCTTTAGGATCCTCTACTTTAGCTGCTTCAGCTTCGGCAGCTTCTTCTATTGATGCTTTTTTCTTTGCCTTATCTTTCGCAATCTTATCCTCATAATCTTGGACAAATGAATTCATATAATCAACATTAGTATTAAGATTTAGATTTACTTCATCACCAGAGTATGTACCACCTGATGCAACCATAACTTGAGATGATTTAAAGCGAATATACATCTGCTTTTTCTCTTTTTGAATACGACGTAGGAATGCGTACCAAATAATTTGAGTAAAGTATGCAAATGGATTAGATGATTTCTCTGAGTTAAAGTTACCCATATACAATAGACAGTTTTCAATACCATCTGAAATCATATCATCTTTATACGAATATCCACTGAAGTTTGGTTTTGTTGCAAGTCTTGTTGCGATCTGATAGATGCACTTACCGATGTAGTCCGGACATCTTGGTTTCTCGTCACCAGCATCTTCTGCTTCGGTGCACGCTTTCTTATATGCGATTAATGCTTCTAAAAAGTCTGCATTATTAACATAATTTCTTTTAGCTCTTTTTGCCATATGGTCAGCCAGCCTCCTATTTTAAATTTGGAATTCTAATATTTCTATTGGATTCTATATAATAATAACATAGTAATTAAATAATGTCAATAGTTAATTATTTTCACTGTCTATGCATTTTTCTATTGACATGGTATTTTAGGTATGGTATAATAGCTTTATGCTAATTAATAATAACTATATAGATACCGTATAAATCTTAACTTCAAATTGCTCAGTCCCATATATTTCAATACGCTTCCGGAAATGTTGTAGCGTATAATTCTGGTAGGCACCAACACTCAAATCATCAGCAATATCGTAAAGCGTAGCTTTATCGGCATCGTTGCCCTTTCTTAGGGCACGACCGATTGATTGAAGTACTTTCACTTC